TCGCAGGCAGTTGGGTTTGCAAGAAAAGCACCGCAGGTGCAGCTTGAAATCGTAATGTCAGTTCTGTAGTCATATTATGCCTTTTAGCTATAATTTATTCAGAAGGATTTGTAAATAAACCCCCCCTTATTTTGATTATCTGATTGGATGAGATGTGACAGTGACCTAGTGCCCCTGTATATACTTGACGGTGTCCAGTCCGTAAAACCCCCATAATTTTTATTCGTATAATGTACATTATGTAAAATAAAGCTCATACTGTTGCATAATTGCAACATTTGATTTGATTTATAGTATTATAATACTTTAATAATTTGTTTTTATGGTTTTTATTTTTGTGGGTGTAAAAATACAAATATCAGACCATATTAAAACAAATAGAGAACACCACATAAAATAATTAAAGTAATTTATTAATTAATACTTTACTTTAATAAACGAATAAGATTAAACTTAGTTATTAATTAATAGAGAGGTAAATATGCGTAACAGAAGGATAGAAAAAGATTACTTCATTAAAAGATTAGTTAAAGATCCTTACGGATTTAAATGGTCTTTGTGGAAAGATAAACTTGAATTACAAAAATTTGATTACATTGCAGAAGCAAGGAATTATTATTGGGCATATTTAAAAGAAGATCAATAAGTCTTTAACTTATTCCCTCAGGGGTTTGGGGGAATGAGATACAGACAATTAAGTATGTATCAAACAGAAAGAGGTAAATAAATATGAATGATTTTTATACAGAAGACTTTAGCAAGTTTGGTTTTAGAGAACTTGACGAAGCAGGCAAACTTTTAACAGCTATTAAGAATGGCTTGCCTTCGGATTTTGACGATGAAGGAATAAAAGTTGGTTTTAATATGAATTCTGGTTTTGTCTTTTTAACCAATTCAGAATATCAAGTTGCAATGCTTGATGAACAAGGAAAATTATACTCTTATTATACTACACCATATGAAGGTTATGAAGGTAGTTTAGAAGAACTCTTGGAAGAATACGACAATATGCACGAAGAAGATAAAGAGTTTGTTAATCAACTTGTTGCTTGAGGTCTTTGATACAATGAATAGTGGAATAAATATAGCTACAATGATTGTTATGGCTTTAACCGTAGCAGTCATTGTATTTACAATAGATCACCTGATAGGTGGTCTGTTGTGAGAGAAATATATCTTAAATATAGGATGTATTTATTAGTGATTAAAATGTACAAACTAGGAGGTAAATAATGGTTGATGTAATAGAGTGTTTAAAGTGTGATAGACGATTTATAGAAAATAGAACTCAAAATGAGTTTGAAGACAAACCTTGTATATATTGTGATAACAAAGATTTTACAGATACGATTGTTTGTTGTCCGTCAATGTATCAAGATTGCGATTGTGATGATTGCATTGATATAAGAAACAAATTGAAAAGGATAAAAATATGCAAACACTAGAAAAGATACTTAATTTATTATCTAAATATGTTCCGCCAATAGCTTTACTATATTTTAGTTTATGGTTTTTGGCTTTATTTTTAACACCATTTTACTATTAAGGGGGAAAGTATGAATAAATTTTGTTTAGTGTCTGTCAGTGGCGATATGTCAAAAAATGGAATGAGTGACAAAAACACAGTTTATATTTTTAGAAAAGAAGATAAAAAATATATTGATGATTTTTTAAAAGCTCAATTAAATTTTCATTTACACTGTTACAGCGATCACAACGGAAAAGACACAAAACCTTATAAAAAATTAAATAAAGCCTTTAGAAAACTATTAGATATAGGTTTTTTTACATCAAAATTTGATTTTAGAACACAATGGGATTTATCAGAACTATCAGAGATTAAAGAAGGTAGTGAATATAAACCTTATGTAATGGGGGATAATTATGAAAGTTACTAAAGACATGATTGAAGCCTTTATAGGTTCGGACCAAGAAGCATTTAAATATCTTCAAGAAATTGCAAACGGTGAATATAAAGCCGAACAATTTAAAGAAGATGTTTTAGACTATAATATTGAGACAAGGTCTTAGGATGCAGCTTTTATTCAGTTTTGTTTCAATGTGTGCTTTGTTATTTGTGGTTTATTTTCAGGTAAATCATATTTCTAGTGATTGGTGCAGCTCAGAAATTGAAATATTGCGTTTAAATAGCGAAGCAATTATAAATCACTTTAACATAGAAAGAGAGGATTAATGATAGAAACCCAAATAAAACAAGACAATGTAATTAATTTTCAAGAGCCAACAATGTCGATTGTGAGTGATAGACACCCAGATATAATGCTTACTTTTCGCAAAGAAGCTTACTGGTTGGCAGTAATATTGGTTACAATAGCAAATAAAATTGATTTTAATAAGCCACTTGGCGTTAACAATTTCAGAATTGAGGGATCAAACAATGAAAGAATTAATTAATGAAATCAAAGAGAAAATAAGTCATTTTGAGAGCAATAACACCGAAAAACAAGCGATTAAAACGATTTATCAGATAAAAGAATTAATAATTAAATCTCAAATAGATTTACAAAAGATAAGGGAAAGCGGATTATGAATAAAATATTTTACAATATAAATGAAGTTTGCGAACAAGTAGGCGAAAAAGCGTATGTTTTAAGGTTTTGGGAGACTAAGTTTGATTTACTTAATGTAACTAGGATCAATACTAGAAGACATTACAGACAAAAAGATATTGACTTATTGAAGCAAATAAAAGATTTGTTACAAAATGACAAATACACCATTGAAGGGGCGAATCAGAAACTTAACAACCTTAACGTGCTCGAGCTGCAAGAAGAAAATCAAACTGAAGAACAAAATTGATAATCTTTTGTGGCGATATGATTACAATAAAAAAGGTATAGAAGTTATTTTTTGTTCTCAAGAGTGTCAAAACATTGGATCATATAATCTCTGAACCATTTATTTTGCTTAAAAACACCTACTAAATAGTTTGTGAGTGTGTTTACAACTAACTCCTCTTTTTCATCGGTGTCCAATGGTTGACCACTAGCATTTAAAGTGCCTAACCAAACGCAACCATGTATGATTTCATGTAAAACTGTATTGAACTCGGTTATTGGGTCTGTATCAGCCTGAACACTTATTAAATTTCTTCTTTTTTCAAACAATCCATATTCTTCACAAAGTGAGTCAGATTTAAAGTCTGGTTTTGATAGCTTTATATCCCAATCAATACAATTTACTGAGATTTTTTGACCATCAAGACTAATTTTTTTAGTGGATTGTTTCATCTATATAATCTATGAGAGGTATTTCCTCCATGACTTCGTTGCTTACTATTGTTAGGTACTTTTGAGCCAAAATTAGTGACGACATTGCAGATGCCAGTTTATAGCCAAGTTTGCCATATTCGCTGAGGTCCTCAGCTTCATACAAGATTTCAGTAAGTCGTGAGTGGTCGGCATTGTCTAAGAAATTATCTGAGCTAACATCTTCGTCAGTTTTAAAGGGTATTTTGTACTTTTTCACTTCACCCATTATGAACTTTTTAAACTAAAACCTGCATACAAGCAATACACCTACTCGGAATAATGCAAAGAAAGCGGATGTTTCTTTAAAATGTCAATAAAGCACTTTTTATGGTAAAAACTGTACGGTCTGAAGGGGTCTATCATCATATCTTTGCCTCGATAGACACCTTTTCGACATAATTTACAGTCTCCTGCCTTATTATCTACTACTAATTTAACAGTCATATATTGAAATATTTGTTGGATTTGCTATATAAAGCGTAACCCTAAAGGGTTATTTACCTCATACTCCCTAGTTTCGGCTAGGGGGTTCTGAATAACCGTTCAATCCCCACAATAAAGCTGCGTAAATCTTAGGCTCTAGTTTATGCTTTTTCCAAAACGATCTTTCACCTTGTGTATGCAATAAAGTGTGATGTTTACTGCATAAAGGCACTACCCAATTATCATTTGTCTTTTTACTCATACCGCTTGGCTCTGCGTGGGTAAGATGATGTGCGTGTACCTCGTAATCTGTTTTACAGACTGAGCAAGGTAATGATCTTACAAAGTTTAGATGTTTGGGTGATCTGATTGTTTTTTTCTTAGCAAGAGGTAATAATGAATAGTCTATCTTTTTCTTTCTAGGCACGAATTGTGTGTCGTGTTTTTGCAAGACCCAATGGTGAAGCTGCAAAGTGTAATGCCTCTTTTAAAAATCGTGATGCTTTGCGTGGTGAAATAGCTCGTATTTGACTGTATTGTTTCAATGTAAAACCCTCACCAACTATCTTTTGTAAAACACTTGTGTAATTTTCACCGACAACTCTGTGAACGTAATTAAGTTTTTGTACTGCATCTAGTCTTGGATCGCCTTTTGGTACAGTTGAACCATCTATCCTCACACCATACTTAATCATGGCTATGTTATCCCCAGATGCTGAAAGTGTGGATTGTTCAAATAGTTTTCTGTACCTATCTGCCACCTCTACTTGTTCCATGTTTAATATTTTTTTAGCACCTAAATACGATATTTCGCTCTCTTTAATGTCATAAGCTCGGACGGCTCCCCTTGTGCCACCTCGATATTCAATGGTTCGTTTATCGCTTTTATTTATCAATTTCTTTCAAGTATTCCTTGTACCACTTGCTAAACGCATCTTTAGAAAGTCTGCGTTTCATTGTTGATATATGCTTTGTAGTCCAATGTTTTCTACCAAGTACATATTTAAGAGCTTTCTTTTTACCCACAGTTGTGAGTAAACCTTGTATTTCTGCTAGTTTTTTTTCTGTTGACACGATTTTACGAATACCATTATATTATAATTATCTGTATACCAGATGGTTGTTGTAATGACAATAACTTGTATACAAGATAATATAATGAGGTATTTATGATTACAAGTGAGTCAGGACATTGGTACACGATTGATGGTAAACCCAAGTACACAATCGTGGGAAAGAATGGCAAGACCAGAAACACCACTCTACGAGATGCTCGCAAGTTAAATTTAGTTCCAAGTGTTACTACAATATTAGATGTTGCTGCTAAACCAGGTTTAGTAAACTGGCAAGTAAATCAAGGCATACAAGCAGCATTAACCTTGCCGAGAAAAGTTGATGAAACTGATGAAGAGTTTTTATATCGTGTAAGACAAGACTCGAAAGAACAAGCCGAGAAAGCTGCTGAAGAAGGTACAAAGATACATGCAGATATTAATTTGGGTTTTGCAGGTAAGAAAGATAGTGAGGTTTATACACATCTAAGAGAACTTCTGGATAAGTCATTTCCTAATCAAGAATGGGTTTCTGAACAATCATACACAAGCAAAGAAAAAGGTTATGGTGGTGCAATAGACTTGCACTCAAAATCAATCGTAGTTGATTTTAAAACAAAAGATAATATTGAGGGTAAAAACGCAAGTAAGTTGGTCTTTGATAATCATGGTATGCAACTCTCAGCTTATGCAGAGCTTTTATACATTGGTAAACCCACAAGAGTTTCTATCTTTATTGATAGGAAAAACCCTTCAGTGATACTCCCTTATGTGTGGGATGGGGGTCACCTGAAGCATCTTGTTATGTTCAATTCTTTATTGACATATTGGAAGATGAGTAAAAACTATGATCCCACAGAAACACTCTAAGGAGGGAGACTATATGGGTGAAAACATAGTAGGTCAAATTACTGCAAAGTATGACCCTAAAAAACCAGGCGATAATTATACGATTTACCTAAGTGGTAAAGACGGTAATGATTATCGTGTTTATCTGCCTAAATGTGAATATGGAAAAGAAGACATTGTTCAGATTATGGCAGCTACTGCAAAGACAAGCAGTAAAGGCAGTGTTTATTATCAAGCAAATAATATTAGTCTTGTTAATGAAGAGCCACCAACTAATGGTCACACCGAACCAACCAGAGAACCAATAAGCACAGGTCTTAGTAAAGGCGAAGAAATGTTGATAACTGGTATTTTCACTAGAGGTGTAACCTCAAACAAATCACCTGATGAATTGAAAAATTATGCAGACAAAGCATTACAATACATCAGATCACAAATAGGAGGTAAAGATGAGTACAATGGACAGTTCTAAGACTTGGCAAGAAAAAGAACTTGAGGATCTCTTAAAGATTGTAAAAGATGCTGAAAAGTTTAAAGACTTGTCAAAACGTCTTGATGAGTATGAACCACAAGACGAAATGAATATGTATCGAGATAAAGGTTTAGGATGAAACCAAAAGACTTCCACCTCAAACACCCTCAATGGCTGAATGGTCAATGGTCTGTGGGGTTGGGGTCTTATCTCTTTAATAATACAAACACAGTTCACGTTTATTGCGATTATCGTAGAAAGAACGGAACTAAGCTATGGGATGATTACTTAGTCTGTACTAAACAATTTGCGAGTAAATATCCTTTGACTCCCCTGTCAAAAAATCCAAAGGTCAAATTGTATCGAGTTCCATATCAGGAACTACTCACATTTCATAATAGTATCACAGATAGTATAGAACCTTTGGAACTTAAACTAAAACATGAAGAAGAACAGAAAGAGAACAAAAGGCTTGCGAATAAACGTGAAGCACAATATATTGAGGTTATGTACCAACAGAGACACAAATTCAACCCTTTTGAAATAGCTCGTTGGTTTGCAAAAGAACCCCAAGCACCGATATATGTCTTAGATGGTAAAGACAGATACGAATGTGCAGGAAGTGTAATTGAGCCTTATGATAACAGAAAAGCAAGTACAAGAAGCTCTTGACTGGATGATACAAAATGAGGATGCTTTAGCGGAAGCCAAAGCTGCCTACCACGATCTTGATAGATTTAGTAAAACAATAAAAGCAGAACTGATGTCGAAGATCAGTAGCAATATGTCAGTTGCTGCAAGAGAGACAGAGGCACTAGCCAATGAAGAATATAAAACTCATTTGGATAATCTTCGTATCGCAGAAGAACAGTATCTTAGGTATGAGTATAAAATGGACCACAACAAACTTATCTGTCAGTTGTGGCAAACTATATCAGCAAATAAAAGACAGTCTCTTTAGTGAAATCAGATGTGCCAGACTTTTTCAGCCATACCGAGAGTCTAACTGCTGAAAGCCTTTTATGGGTCTCAGTCATAGTTCAAGCGATCCATGATGCACGCATTGATTTCAATGATGTGATAATATATGAAGCACCAGAACGCAGACACAAATACAAATTTAGAGTAACCGATAAAGATGGTTACTTGCTATCACAATCACGTTTGAAAAAGTTTTACCAATGTCTTGATGCTCGGTTGTGGTTTGAGAGACAACAAGATGATTACGAGATTGTTTGTGCGTTATCTGGTATGAATAAAGAATATGTTTACCGAATGTATAATAAGGTTATGGATGATGATGATATTGACCCAGTGTCTATGTTAAAACAGTTTATGAAATACTAATCAAGGATCTTTGTAATACGCAAACGACCCATATCGTTTTCTAACTCTGCTTTTACTTGCTTACACTGTACGGTGATACCATCTTGTTCTTCACCAATCTGTCGTGATACAATTCTTTTTTGTTCTAGGCAATCAGCCATACCACCAGTGGGTACATACTCCAATACCTTATCACCGTTCTGTATCATCATCATAGCGAATACTATTTCAATCATATCCGTTCTTTTCCTCTAAATCTATTATTCGTTCTTCGTGAAACTGTATAGTCATATCATTCTTTTTGATGTTTGGCACTTCAGCTTCTACCTTTTCTTTTAACTTATCTTGTTCTTTAGATAAGAACTCCAACAACATAAACTGCTCTTGGTCTATTGGCTTTTGTGTACTAGCCTCGAGTAAGTCCTGCTGCATTAGCTGCAACTCTGTTTCTATAATATTAAGTCGTTCAATGACTCCAAACCCAAACCAAGCCCCCACAATACAAGCACCAATAATGCTGATAAGATTACGCATTGGCATTGCGATTGATGTGTTTTCACTTATTTTCATACTTCCTCTAGTTGTCTGTTTTCACAGTAAAACGCCCAAGTCTTTAGTGATTGACCTTCGTATGTGCCTTTTTCTTCGGCAAGTTCCATAATCATCTCGACCTTGTTCCAAAAAACATAGTCTAAACATTCTTGTCTTGTGTCAAATGTTTTCAATAAATAGTCTGTGTATATTGGTTTGTCTATATCTTGATACCACAGCATTGCTGATATAACCCAGATCATTTTTTAAATTTCTTTAAAGTAGTAACTCCAAAAGCACCGCCAACTATTGTTAAAATAATAATCCAGTAGTAATCGTTTGCTGAACCTAATATTTGCCAACCTCGTTCCATAAATGGTTGTATTGGTCCAACAAAATGTGCAACAAAAACTAATGTAAAAACAACAGTGATCCACTCATCTTTCCAACTGTTTTCTTGTTGTTTAACCTGTGCTAACCTTACACCTATCTCAGCTACATCAACATCTCTTGCAGCTTCGATTTCTTTAGCTTTGATGATTTTGTCTTTTTCAAGTTTGTGCGATATTGCACCTACGGTTTTCTCGGTTATTATCTTTGTGATGGGGTTATTAAATAAACCACCACCAAGCCCTATTAAGGGCTTAATTAACATTAATGGATTCATATTATATATTTTGTATTATGTGACTAAGCTCTATGCACCGAGCAGGTGTTTGTTTGTACCAAAGGCTATCACGCATCTGTGACGCAGCTTCTTTGAAATCTTTTTTTCCCATTGCAGAGAACATCTTTTTAAATTTACGCACTCCGCTTTGTCCAAGTTGAAAGCACATCTCAGTCAGTACACCTTCAACTATGTATTTTTGTTTGTCATTCAACTCAGAGAAATCTGTGCCTGTTAGGTGTTCATAAACCAAAGTCTTTGCACCATCATGTGCTTTTGTAAAATCTTTGTCAAATAAACTTTCCCAACCCTCTTGTGTTGTTGGTACGTCTTCTCCGTCTAATATCTTGTGACCATATCCACCTGTGAGAAAACCCTCTGTGCAATGATATGGTTCTAACCTATAACCTTCGTGTGCTTTGATACGTTCTTTAATGTCGTTCATTTTATTGTATATCCTGATGGTTGTGTTGATAGTTTCGGCAATTTATCAGGTTGATTGCCTTGTAAAATATCTTCTAAATTTTTGTATAAATACCAAACAACAGATCCAATGATACTGTCTCTTGTAAATGTTTCGGAAACTTCTTTGATAGAACATCCGTATTGCAATAACAATGATACTGCTTTACCAGAGCTGCGTAGTTCTCTATCTAGTGTTGACTCTGATTTCTTTGTCTTCACCCATACAGCAACAGGTGTAATCCCTGTGCTAGATAATATGTAATCCATTGTTGCAACGATTGGCATATCGTCAATCAACATACGAACATTCGTGGATCTCATCCTGTTTGGAATTTCCATTCTAGCCACGTTACTCATAATCTCTTTCTATAATCATTTCCAAGTAATGTATAGCTTTTTCTATATCTTCTTTTTTGCCCTTAAACCTATGTCTGCATACATATTTTATGACATTGCCCTCTGCGTATGCCAGGTTGTTAGCATTAATAAACTCAGCAGGTTGTATGATAAATCTTTTATAGTGATCGCCTTTTACTTGTTTTTCAAGTGTCTTCATGGACACACTTTATTCCATCTTCCGCCCTTGTTCAACACCATTGGTAACAATTTTGGTAATCCATCTATAATTATACCACAACCTATTATAGGTCTAGACTTTTGTGTTTTGCAATACTCAAAAGCAAGTGATTTAGCATCTATGAGACAACCGACTTGCATACCCCAGTTGAGACTATTAGGATTTCCCCAGTACAAAATAGAATAAGAGCTGTGATAGTGGCCCTGGACTGTCGGACAACCGTACTGCTGGGCTACTTTTAGGACATTAGCAGCTTTACCATGACAGAAATAAACCTGTTGTCCATTTGACATAGTAATAATTAAATCATCGTGCCATTTCCAACCAGGTCCAACTTCTAAAAAATCATTGTATGATTTCATAGCAGCTCTTGGTAAACCTGATGCTTTCTGTCTACGATATACTAGGCTACCATGATTACTGTCCATAAGATCCATCTCTGGAAATAGTTTTTCCATAGCATGAATAGTTAGCAAAGATGCTTTGTGTTCATCGCCTGCACTGTATAGGTCAGGGTCTGAATCATGGAATGATATGGCGTGTGAGTCAACCTCATCGCCAATGTGAATAACACGATCAGGTTTGTATTTTTTTTTAATAGCTTTCAGAAAAGGTAATAAATCAGGGTGGTGATATGGACAGTGCGTATCAGATATAACCAGTATGCACTTGTTTTTCATGCTTGAATTTGTACTTGATTTGCACTAGAGGTGCAAGACTACATAAGGGTACGTATAATTAGGTAGCACATTTGTAAGAAAACAGTAGTTCCTATAAACCACACAAGAGTTCTCAGTTGTCTCATATCTTTTTCAATATGACATAAATGATTGTCTTTTAAAGTTGTAAGCTTACTATCCATAAGCTCTAGCTTACCTTCTATACGGATAATAGCTTCTCTGTTTTCTTGTTCCATTAGTTATTATCGTCTCTAGCTTTTCTGTTTTTATAATCAGAACGAGCCGTGACCAGTGCTACAAAGTCAGCTTGATTAGATGGAATAGAATCTGTGAATGAATCATCGTTCATCAACTTATCCGTCCATTCACGTTGCATACGTTTCCAACAGTTGCTGATTTTGCCATCAACTGCGTCTTGTATCCACTTATCTAAACCAGCGTTATCTGTGTCGTTGTATAAATCATTAGACAGAATTGTTTGTTGTAAATCTGTTAATGTTAT